ATGAACGACATCCTCTCTGATCTCTACCACGGCGAGCTGCGTCCCAACGAGCATGAGTATCCTACCGACTCCGACGTCGGCATCCTGCTCGAATCGTTCGCGCAGAACGAGAAATGGCTCGGGGACCTGCTCGGCGGCAAGGCGAAGGAGTACCTGCTGGAACTCGTGAACATCCACGATGAGCTGATCGGCACGATAACCTACGACAGCTTCCGCGACGGATTCATCCTCGGTGCGCGTCTCGTCATGGAGGTCGTCAGCGGGAGCGAATAGACCTCGGCAGCGGAGAGCCGGACGGGAGACCGTCCTGCTCTTTTTCCCCCGAAAACGCCGCCCTGCGCCGATGTTCAATTTGCCAAAAAAGTTGTGTAATTGCGGCAGGGGCGCAGCATGCAGAGTTTATGAAAAAAGGACAGGATAAAGGCGCGGCGTCTTTATCGCCGTCGCGCCAGTCACTTCTGCCCGCAGTGCGGGCAGTTTCACGGGTTCGAGAATGGCGCCAAAATCAGACGCCCAGTTTGCTTTTGGAGTCACCGTTCCCGCAAAGGCGCATGGTTGAGCGGTTTCAGGCGGCGTCTTTTTTGATTCCCCGATTCAAAATGATAACAAACTGATAACTCCCGGTTTTTGCTATGGCATTTCTCTCCTCTCTGTGATACTGTTTGCCGTTGCAAAGGAGTGTGATACAGCATGGCACAGCGAAAACTGCTCACCAACGGCAACGCGTTTCTGCGGACCGACGGCCGCTGGGGCGGCGTGGTGTGGTATCTGGACGAGCACGGTGAACGCAAGCGCAAGAGCTTCTCCGGCACGTCCAAGGCAGAGGTCAATAAGAAAATGACGGATTACGTCGCGGCGTTCGAGAAGCAGATCATCGAGAGCGATGAATCCAAAAAGTCGCTCGAAGAAAGCATGGGCAACTGGCTCAAGGTCTTCAAGTTCCCGTCCATCGAGCGCGGCAGCTACGACCGGCTGGAATGCACGGCAAAGCATCAAATCTATCCGCTGCTCGGCAGCAAGATCGTCGGCGACGTCACCTCGGCGGACATCCGCAAGCTGCTCAACCACTGGATGAACGAGGGCTACGCCTACACCACCGTGAAGAAGGTCTACAATCTGCTCACAGACTACTTCCGCTATCTCACGCAGCAGGAGCTGATTCAAAAGAACCCGATGACCGCGGCGCCGATGATCAAGAAGGCGAACTTCCTCGCGGCGCAGGGCAAGGAAAACCGCCCAACCTGCGAAACAGTCACGACGTTCACGCCGGAGGAAATCGAGCGGTTCAAGGCCGAGAGCTATCGGACGTGGAGCAACGGCGAGCGCGTCTACCTGCAGGCAGCCGCCTACACGCTGATGTTCAACACGGGGCTGCGGACGGGAGAAGTGCTCGGTCTGCTCAACAGCGACATTGACCTCAACAAAAAGGTGCTGCATCTCCGGCGCGGTGTGAAGGAAGTGTCGCGGCGCGACGGCGTAGAGTTCACGAGCGGCAGAGAGGTCAAGGTCGGCAAACTCAAGAGCGCGTCGAGCAAGCGCGACGTGCCGCTCAACCAGGCGGCAATCGACGCGATCCTCGACCTGCGCGCGGAGCGTTACTTCGGCGAGGACATGCCGCTCGTCCCCGACGAAAGCGGCGGCTACACGCGCCCCGTCAACTTCCGCAGGAGATACTACCGCATCCTCGAAGCGGCGGGCATCGAGCAGAAGGGTCTGCACTCGATCCGCCACACCTTCGCCACGACGCTCGTGAACGGCGTCAAGCAGCCCGACGGCACGATCAAGTCCCTGACGCCGCGGCAGGTTGCCGACCTGCTCGGTCACTCCACGTCGGAGATCACGGAGATGTACTACGTTAAGAAGGACACCGCACGGCTGGGCGGGATCACCGAGGGATTTGAGCTGTGAGGTGTACAAAAACTGCGCAGCTGAAAACAAAGAACATGGACTTCCGCAGCACAGCGTGTTATACTCAGCGCAATGGCAAAGCAAACACGCAAAAGAAAGCTGGTGCTGAAATATGGATTATAAGATTGTTGATGGCTCAGATAAAATGAAGACAGACGATATTGTCAGGCTTCTTAGAATGACGTATTGGGCGAATCGGCGTTCGGTAGAGCAGATTGAGCGTTCTGTTCACAATTCATCTTGTTATGGCATTTATCTCGAAGGCAAAAAACAACTTGTCGGATTTGCCAGAGTGATCAGCGACTATGCCACAACATACTATTTGTGCGATGTGATCATTGATACAGCATACCAGCACAAAGGGCTGGGAACCGCTCTGATATCATATATTGTATCATTGCCGGAATATTCGGGGCTTCGTGGAGTCTTGATTACAAGAGATGCCCATGCGCTGTATAAGAAGTTTGGCTTTGAGGTCCTGAACGACAGAGCAATGGTTAAAGCTCTTAATTGTTGATAGGCGATTGCCGGTTTGTCGTTGCTGTGCACTCCCCCGTCCCCTGATGCTTTATTGATGCTGTACCAGACGGAAACATTCAAAAATGGCGTCACGGATTGGACAAATTGACGCTCCGCGCGGCGGGATGATGCTTCCGCCAAACCGCGTACCACGCAAATAAATAGGAAAACCGCCTGAAATCTCGCGATTTCAGGCGGTTTTGTGGCAGGGCAAGGCAGACAGCGGACGAACACCTCCCCGCTTAATGCCGCGCTTATATCGTTAAGTGTTATCGTTGCGCTGTCCCCGCTCCAGTTAAACGCTATGTGGATTTTGTCATCGTAGACGAAAATCGCGTTGACGAACGTATTAACAAGCCGTTGCTGACATTCCCTGTCTGTAAAATCCATCTTTTTGAATTGATGGAGGAAAAATTCAATCTCTTCTTTCGTGACGTGAAAGCCGCCCTCGAGCTGCGCACTTGCAAGCGCAGTCTTGAGGGCGGTATTTTTGTTTTCCAGCTCCTCAAGTCGGTTTACCGTGGCATCGCTGACGATGCCGCGCTCCAGCACCTTTAATAGATTTGCGATTGCTTTTTCCGTTGTGTCTATTTCTACTTGAATGGACCGGAGTTTATCCTGTCTTTCATCCTGTTCAACGTAATACTCCCATGTGCAGTTTGCAATGTGGTTCAGCAGCGCGTCGTTTTCAACGATGGTTTGAAGCTGTGTCAGAACAAGCTCTTCAATCTTGTCTTGACGCACGGGGCGCTTTGTGCAGACACGATTTTTCCTCCGTCCAACGCATCCATAGTAACAGTATTTTGTGCCGCCTTTGCTGATTCCTGATTCCCCGGACATTGCTGATCCGCATTTTCCGCAAAACAGTTTATCGGTCAAAAGAAAGTCGGAGTAGTTCCATTTGCGGGAGGGCTTTCGGCGGTTCACTTTGAGCATGGTTTGCACCCGATTGAATATGCCCTTGTCAATGATTGCCGGGATAACATCGGGATCGTTTATTAGGTCCTTAAACCGATACGTCCCAATGTACTTTTCATTCTTGAGCATAACGGTCAAGCTGTTTTTATTGAACGCATTGCCCTCTGCTGTTTTCAATCCCATGCTGTTTAGCTGTGCAAGGATTTCTGATACCGTCTTTCCCTCTGAGTACATTTGGAAAACCATGCGAACGGTCGGGGCTGTTTTTTCGTCGATGATATAGTTGTTGTCTTTGTCCACCTTTAAGCCGAGCGGGATGTGTCCCCCTATTGCCTTGTGTTTCTTTGCGCTTTCCAGCATCCCCCGGCGCACGTTTTGGGATAGCTGGAGGCTGTAGTATTCAGCCATACCCTCCAGAACGCTTTCGAGGATTACACCCTCGGCGGTGTCCGGCAGGCTTTCGGCAACGTATTCCACACGAACGCCGTGCTGCTTGCAACGGTGCTTATTAAAAGTGATTTCCTCGCGGTTCCGTCCGAATCTGTCAACCTTCCAAACGATGATAACGGAAAACTGCCCCTTTGCGGTATCTGACAGCATCCGTTGAAACTCGTCCCGGTTGTCGTTCCGGCCGGTCATTGCCCGGTCGATATATTCCCGAATAATTGTGTAGCCTTTTGCTTTCGCATACGTCTGAGCCGCGGCAATTTGTCCCTCGATAGACTGCTCCGTTTGACCGTGGGAAGAATATCGGGCATAGACTACGGCTATTTTGTCAGCGTCATTCGTCTTTTTCATGCTGTGGCCTCTTTCTATTCAGCCTGTGTGTTTTCCATTCTTCCTCTGATATTTCGATTGTCAGCCCGTCTTTTTACCGGCGTACTTGTCGGCGGTCAGGATGCCGTCAAGGTATGCCTCTACCCTTGCTTTGTCAACGTCATCCAGCCGCTCCCACAGGTCGAGGATTCTCGGACGATTGCGCCGCTCCTTTGCCACGTCTGCCTCTACTGCCCTTTGAAAATCAAGGGCTTTTTTCACGTCCCCGTCGAAGTGATCCAGCACCGGACCTGAAAGCTCCGCAACGAGGTCGGGGTTACTGTAGTCGGTCGGGTCATCCGTTCGACCGAGCAGATAGTCCGATGATATACCAAAGGCGTCTGCAATCGCGGCGACGGTATCTCCCTTTGGCGTTGTGTTTCTTGACTTCCAAATGCTGATTGTTGCGCGGGTAACGCCGAATTTGTCAGCCGCCGCTTGTGAACACGGCTCAAGTCCCTGCCGGATGCAGATCGACTCATAGCGTTCGTAGAATGACATGAAATCGCCTCCCTCAAAAAGTTAAATAAATTTTGCGGAAGGTCTTGACAAGCTAAAATAATTTTACTATAATACGCTCATGCAGTTAAGAAAATTTAGCCGAAAAGACCTCCAGCCCCACCGCAGTCAATTTTTTCAAGCGGTGGCGCTCCGTGGTTTGTTGTTCAGTTGGTTTTGTGGTGAAGCCCATTATACAACAGCGGTTAAAAAATTTCAACTGCATACAGCGAAAATTTTTTAACTTTTTGAGAAAGGAGGAGAGCGCGGTGGATGCAGTCTTAAATGAGGACTGGACGGCGGATGTTGTTGGTCGTATGCACCGATGCCGGATTAGTAATGCGCTGCTTGCAAAAGAGTCTGGCTATTCGGCGGCGTACCTTTCCACGGTCCTTAATGGGAACAAGGACTTGAGCGCCGATGGCAAGGAGCAGACCAAGGACAAGATTTTCAAGGCTCTGGAAAGACTTGAATCCCGTGTCCTGACTACAGGGAGCGCCGATTCGGATGCAGCAGATTAGGATCGACATAAGCCAAATTCCCGCCGTTGAATCGCAGCTTTTGGGCGCGACATTCTTCGCCGCCGTCAAGAGGTTCTACAGCGATCCGGAGAACGTCAAGAAATTCGAGGAATGGAAACGGCAGAAGCAGACCACACAACAAAAATAATGGAGGTATTACATCATGGCAAGCAAGCCCTTTGAAATTCATGTGACGCTTGATGCGCCGGAGCTGGCGCAGGCAATCAGCGGTCTTTCCCTCGCTATCCGTGACTGCATCCCCGTGTTTCAGAACGGCGGTAACGGCGCGGAGGTGGTTATCCCCGCTGGCGCAAAGATGACGGTTCAGGATGTTCAGCCCGCCCCGGTTCCCGCGGCTCCCGTTCAGCAGGCCGCGCCGATTCCCACGGCTCCCGCCCCTGTTCAGCAGCCCGTGACCGCTCCCCCGGCTCCGCAGCCCATGCAGACGGCGGCTCCCGCTCCCGCGGCCGCCCCGGTTCAGCAGGTCGCGTCGATTCCCGCCGCTCCCGTCCCGGTTCAGCAGCCCGTGACCGCTCCCCCGGCTCCGCAGGCTGGCGCTCCGTCGAATGTCGTTCAGTTCCCGCAGCAGCCGCAGGCCGCGCAGGTGCAGGGCGCTACACAGGGCGGCGTCACGCTTGACGCAATCATTACCGCTGGCGCTGGCCTCGTCGAAAAGGGCATGATGGCGCAGGTCATTTCCCTGCTCACCAAGTACAATGTTCCCGCTGTCAACCAGCTCCAGCCCGCGCAGTTCGAGCCGTTCGCCGCGGAGTTGAGAGCGCTGGGAGCGCCCATTTAAGGAGGACGATATGCCGACTCCGAAGAAACACGCGCTCCTGTCTGTTTCTTCTTCCGGTCGGTGGTTGAATTGTACGGCGGCTCCGCGTTTCGAGGAGCAGTTCCCGGAAAAGGAGGCAAGCGTATATGCCGAAGAGGGTACGCTTGCGCATAAGTTCTGTGAAACGATTGCCGCCTACAATTTCCACCACATCAATAAGCGGACTTTCACCGTCCGCTGGAACAAGTTGCAGAAAGAGGAGCTTTTCCAGCCGGAAATGATAAAAACGGCTGAGTTCTATGCCAACTACCTTTGGGAGAAGTATCTGGCCTTTGGTTCCAAGCCTTTTACCGCTCTTGAGGACGAGGTTGACCTGACCGACTACATCCCGGAGGGCTTTGGGACTTGCGATAGCGTCATCATCGGCGGCAATCGGCTTCACATTACCGACTACAAGCACGGCAAGGGCGTTCCCGTTTCCGCAAAGTTCAATTCGCAGATGCGGCTCTATGCGTTGGGTGCGCTGAAAAAGTATCGGGCGATTTTCGGTGATGCAATTCAGGTCGTGTCTATGGCAATCGTCCAGCCGCGTATCACTGAGGACGTGGAAGAGGACGAGCTGACCGTGGAGGAGCTGCTTCAATGGGGCGATTCAATCAAGCCGATTGCGCAAAAGGCGTTCAGCAATGAGGGTGAGTTCCATTCTGGCCCGTGGTGTAAGTTCTGCAAGGGCAAAGCGGTGTGCCGCGCACGGTCCGAGAACGCAACCGCGCTCGAGGATTTCAAGGGCGTTGCAATCGAGGGCAGACTGACCGAGCAGGAGCGCATTGAACGCAACACACAACAGGTCATTACCGGCAGCGCGTCCCCTATGCTGTCTGACGAGGAGGTAGCAGACCTTATCAGGCGCGGGGAAAGCCTCGTCGCATGGTATGAGGACCTGAAAAACTATGCCTTGCAGGCCATCATGGACGGGCGCACGATTCCCGGCTTTAAGGTCGTGGCAGGTAAAAGCAACCGCGCTTTCTCGGATCAGGACAAAGCGCTGGGCGCGATTGTCGCCGCGGGGTATGATGAGGCCGTTCTTTACGAACGCAAGGCGAAGTCTTTGACCGAGCTGGAGAAGATGATCGGCAAGAAAGCCTTTGAGAACATCGTCGGGGCGCTGATTGTCAAGCCGGTCGGAAAACCTACACTTGCGGACGAGAAAGACAAGCGCCCGGATTACAGCGAGGCCGTTCGGGACTTCAAAGACGTTGCCGCAGCCGCGGCAAATGCAGGAGGGAAAGACAATGCTGAGTAACGGTGGAATGTCCGCGCGTGAACAGCGCCGCAGACTGTACCGCGCTGGGCGCAGGCAAGTCGGTAAAGCGCTGTCAAAGCTGAACGAGCGCCGGATGAAGAAGCAGGCCCACGACGTTCGCAAAGCGCACAAGCGCCTGTCCGCTTTCGTGTGAGGCGGCGCGCATGGGTACGGGCTATCCGTTTGTACTTCCCCTACGGGATGGCACATGCGCGACGCTGATGCGTTTTGAGGATTTCGTCAGGCTGGTAGACGAACGCCTCGGCATAGACGCACGAAACTATGTTGAGGCGAATATGGCTGAATGGGAAACGCTGTCAGACGAAGTACAGCAGCGCATCCAGTCTGACCTCACAAGTTATGAGTCCAGTCTTGACTCCAATAGCACAGCATTTCAAGACATTGAGGAAGAATGCCGTGCGATGATAGGCGATTTCAACCGTGAAACAGGGCGAAACAGGCTTGCGGCTTTGCGCCCGTGGCGTAATCGGGTGGAGAGCATCATCAAAATCATCAACAATCAGATTTAACGTCAAATAATGTACGAATAAAGGAGAAAAAGGTCATGTATCAGAATATCGCAACGAAGGTTCTCACAGGTGAGGTGCGTCTGTCCTATACGCATCTTTCGCAGCCCTACGCGAATCCCCGGCAGCCGAACGCGGAGGCGAAGTTCTCCACGACGCTGCTCATTCCGAAAGCGGATGCGGCAACCTACAACGACATTCTCCAGTCCATGAGCGCGGCGTATGAGGCGGCGGTCGCTGGTGACTGGAAAGGTCTGCGTCCGCAGCTCAAGAACGCGCTCATCTATGACGGTGACGGTACGCGCACGGACGGCTCCGCGTTCGGCCCTGAGTGCAAGGGCCATTGGGTCATTACGGCCTCCACGAAGCGCAAGCCGCAGGTCGTGGACATTTCCAATGTCAATGTCGAGCTGGCGCCGCAGGACATTTACAGCGGCATGTATGCCCGCGTGACGCTCAACTTCTTTGCTTTCAACACCAACGGTAACAAGGGTATCGGGTGCGGCCTCGGGAACGTGATGAAAACCCGTGACGGCGATCCTCTTGCGGGCGGCGCTACGGCGGCGCAGGATTTCGAGGGCATTGCGGCTCCCGCTACGCCCAATTACGGCGGGGCGATGCCCGCGACGCCGGGGCAGACAGGCGGCATGAACACGGGCGCGGCTCCCGCGTGGCCGACCGCTCCCGGCTATGCGGTTCCGCAGTCGGTCGCCGCGCCTATCACCTATCCCGGCGCGGGTCAGATCAATCCGATCACCGGGCAGCCGATGTGATATAGCTACACAGGGCGGCGGCCGTCCTGCGAGGTGCGGCGAGGTTCGAGTCCTCAAGCCTAATGGTTCGACTCCAAAGGCGCACGGTGCAAAACCTCGCATTATGGGCGCTTGCTTCAAACGCGATGGGGCAAGCGCCCTTTCAAAAATGGAGGCGACCGATGTTTGATTTAGATATTGACCTTGAAACGTATTCAAGCGTTTCCATTGTTGACTCTGGTGCGTATAAGTACGTTTTAAGTCCTGACTTTGAGATTCTGCTTTTCGCATACGCGCTCAACGGGGGGCTGGTTCAGATTATCGACATGGCGCAGGGCGAGGTTGTTCCGCAATGGCTTGTGGACGCGCTGAAAAGCCCTGAATACGTCAAGCACGCCCACAACGCGACGTTTGAATTTCTATGCCTGTCGAAGTATTTCGGGGCGCTCACGCATTCCCAATGGCGTTGTAGCATGATTCACAGCTTGTATTGTGGCTATCCCGCAAAGCTGGAGGCAGTCGGTGCGGCGCTGGGATTGCCGGAGGACAAGAAAAAGCTCAACACGGGTAAAGCGCTGATCCGCTATTTCTGTGTTCCCTGCAAACCGACAAAAGCGAATGGCGGCCGCACGCGCAACCTCCCGCAGCATGATCCCGACAAGTGGCGGTTATTCAAAGAATACTGCGTGCAGGACGTTGTTACAGAAATGGAAGTTGAGCGGCAGCTTTCTATTGATCCTGTTCCCGCTTTCGTTCAAAAGCAATGGGAAACCGACCTGACAATCAATATGCGCGGCGTGTCCGTTGACATGGAATTTGTACGCGGGGCGCTTGAAATCGGTGAGCATGTCAAGGATGACCTCATGGACGAGTCGCGGGGTATAACCGGGCTTGCAAATCCCAACAGCATACCGCAGTTATTAGGCTGGCTTTCCGAGAACATGGTGGAGGCGCCGGACAATTTGCGAAAAGAAACGGTGAGCAAATGCCTCGCGCAAAACGATACGATGCTGACCGCAAAGGCCCGCCGTGCGTTGGAAATCCGGCAGGAACTCGGAAAGACAAGCACGAAGAAGTATAACGCGATTGATGCGTGTGTCTGCGCGGACAATCGGGTGCGCGGACTGCTTCAATTCTACGGTGCGAATCGAACGGGGCGCTGGGCTGGCCGGTTGGTGCAGGTGCAGAATCTTCCGAGAACCTACACGAATCCAATAGACGAGGCGCGGGCGATGGTTCGGTCAAGGCAATCGAAAGCGCTCCGTTGCTGCTACGGCTCCGTAAATGATACGCTTTCACAGCTTATCCGTACTGCGTTCGTCGCAAGTCCCGGAAATGTGCTGATTGATGCAGACTTTTCCGCAATCGAGGCGCGTGTGATTTCGTGGCTTGCGGGTGAGAACTGGCGGCTTGATGTGTTCAAAACGCATGGCAAAATCTACGAGGCATCGGCATCGCAGATGTTTGGCGTCCCGATTGACCTTATCAAAAAGGGAAATCCCGAATACGCTCTCCGTGCAAAAGGCAAGGTCGCAGAGCTGGCGCTTGGCTATCAAGGCTCTGTAGGCGCGCTCATCAACATGGGCGCTCTGGATATGGGCTTGACCGAGGATGAATTGCCGGACATTGTTACGCGCTGGAGGCAGGCGAACAGCCACATTCAAAGCCTGTGGTATGAAATGGACAATGCCGCAGTCGAGGTCATCCGTGACGGTGGATCACGTCGGGTTCGTGGTCTGATTTTGGCCCGCGAGTATAATGTCCTGACCGGGCGCGTCCTGTTTACCATTACCCTCCCCTCAAAGCGCAAGCTCTACTATGTGAATCCGTCTTTGGGTGAAAACCAATGGGGCAATCCGTCAATCGAGTACATGGGTATGGACCAGACTTCAAAGACATGGAAGAAGATCGAAACCTACGGTGGCAAGCTCACGGAAAACTGTGTGCAGGCCATCGCCCGTGATTGCCTTGCAGATGCAATCGAGCGGTTGAACGCGGCGGGGTTCCCCATTGTGTTCCATGTTCACGATGAAGTTGTGATTGACATTAAGCCTTTTGCGGACAAGAAAACAATGCTCAAGGCTGTCACGGATATTATGACGCAGCCTGTTCCGTGGGCGCAGGGGCTCCCCCTCGGTGCTGACGGATGGGTGGGCGATTACTTCACGAAGGATTAAGGAGGCCGGGCTATGAAGCAGGAACGGATGCAAACCGAGGTTACGCTTGCGACGGGTGCGACGCTGGCCTTTGCCGTGATTGTACTGATCCTGTCAATGGCTCTTGTTTGTACCGGGAACGCGCTGGACGTGTCCCGGCAGGCGCAATTTGCCCTGACAGATTACACGGCAACGCTGGAGCGGGAAAACGCGGGCTTGCGAAAGCAGCTCGACGAGCTGGAATCAGCGGCAGTCACGGAGCCGCAAAGCTACACGACCGAGCGGGGGGGCGAAGATGCTGCCACCGAGCCAGAGCGCATATACGCAGGATCATATTACATAACCGGCTATGACGTTTGCGTGAAATGCTGTGGAAAAACAGACGGCATAACGGCAAGCGGAGCGGTGGCGCAGGTCGGGAGAACGGTAGCATCTAATGCTTTTCCGTTTGGTACAGAGCTTTACATTGACGGCATCGGTACGCGCATAGTCGAAGATCGCGGCCCGAGCAGAATGCCCGATTACACCATTGACGTGCTTTGTGAGGATCATCCCACCTGTTACGCTTTGACAGGCTGGTACGACGTTTATATCATTTCGGAAGGAGAATAATCATGTCCCTTATCGTTGTTCAAATCATTACCCTGCTTTTAGCTGTGGTGCTGCTCCTGTCCGGCGCCGGTGAAAAAGCGCCGTTCAGCCGCGGGTCCAGCTTTATCACGGGCCTCGCGCTTTTCGTTCTGCTGTTCCACTCCATCATTTATCACTGAGGCGCGGATATGGCGATTGAAAAGCGGTATGCCCGCGGTTTCGGACAGTATTACACGCTTGTTTGCGATTCATGCGGCAAGGAAAAAGGCATATTCGATGACTTTTATGAAGCCGTCGATAAAAAGCGTGATTACGGCTTTCGATCCGTTCGGGTAAGCGGTTCGTGGGAGGACGCTTGCGAGGATTGTTACGCCCTTGCAGGGCATGGTGGTACGGGCAGTACGGCTGCCGAGGATTTTGCTGACTTCAAATAAACAGGAGGAAAACATGAAAATTATTAACGCATCCGTGGAAATTCTGCCGCCCGTTTCGATGGACGAGCCGTCTATCCTCAAACGCATTGAGCGCTGTGGCCGTATCTGCTACAAATCCGAGCGCCGCATTACCGAGGACAGCGCAAAGAGCTTTGTGCAGAACATCATCACCCGTGGGCATGAGGCTGTTCTGGAGCATGGGGAGCTGTGCTTTATGGTCAGTTCGGTCATTTGGAATCCCCTGCAAGCGGGTATCGAAGAAGTCAAAGACTGCTTTGGCGCAAATATCTTTCTCCGTTCAACCGGCATCGAGAACCGTCGTGTTGTGTCCGGCAATGTCCGCGCATGGCGTGACTATATCCGAGCATTTTGGAGGCTGCGCGGCTATGCGCCGTCGTGCTTGATGACTCTGCCAAACCGCTATCCCGCTTTGTTCGGTGATTTGTCGCGGTATTTCAACGGCCCCCCGTTTATCATGCGAAGCAGCGACATGATTGCGGTCGATCCGTTTACCCTGCCGACGCTGATTGAACAGAGGACGCACGCAACGCGGACGGTCATTTTCACCTGTGACCGCGGCGTTTCGCATGAGTTCGTCCGGCATCGGCCCGCCGCCTATTGTCAGGAGTCCACGCGCTACTGCAACTATTCAAAGGAACAGTTCGGCGGGGATATTACGGTTATCCGTCCGCTGTTCTTTGATAAAGGAACGCCTGTCTATCGTATGTGGGAAAGCTCCTGCAAGAAAGCGGAAACGGCATACTTTGACCTGCTGGGCGAGGGCTGTTCCCCGCAGGAGGCGCGGTCGGTGCTGCCGAACAGCCTGAAAACAGAGCTTGCGATGACGGCGACGCTTGCGCAGTTGTTTCATTTCTTCCTCCAGCGGTGCGGCGCTGGAGCGCATCCGCAGGCGAGGGAAGTCGCTACACAGGCGCTCGGCAAGCTCTGTGATGACATGCCGCAGCATTTCAACGAAGTTCGGGAGGCACTGTAAAGCATGAGGTATCAGGGTGGGAAATCCCGTATTGCGAAAAGCATTGCAAGCATCATAAACAGCAATGCCGGAGCGGGGGGGCAAAGGCCGTTTGTCAGCCTCTTTTGCGGCAGTTGCGCCGTTGAAAGCAAAATACGGGGTTTCTCTCCCGTTATCTGCAATGACAAGCACAGATATTTGATTTCCCTTTTGCGCGGCGTACAGGCGGGGTATGAGTTGCCTGACTGCATATCTGAGGACTTGTACAGGTATCTCCGCGACAACAAAGACCTCGATCCCGTGTTGACCGGGTTCGCTGGCTTTGGGTGCAGTTTCGGCGGCAAGTGGTTCGCCGGGTACGCCCGCACAAAGACGGGTACGAATTTCGCCGCGCAAAGCAAGCGCTCCCTGCTGAAAGATATGTCTGCCTTATACAGCGCATGGTTCACAAATCAGGACTATCGGAGCTTATCCATCCCGCAGGGCGCAGTCATTTATGCTGATCCGCCGTATGACGGAACGACGGGCTATCAGCGGGAGGCATTTGACTCCGCTGAATTTTGGTGCTATGCACGTTTGCTTGCGCAGACAGGTCATCTTGTGTTTATCAGCGAGGAAACAGCGCCGCAGGATTTTATCAGCGTGTGGCAAAAGCCATTTACACGGACACTTGATGTGAACAAAAGCAATCAGTTCCGGACAACGGAAAACCTTTTTGTATATGGCGGTTAAATATTTTTATCTTTACCATTGACAGTTAAAAATATTTGTGTTATCATCCACGCATGAGTTAAAATTATTTAGCTCGAATACAACAAAGAAGGAGGATCAGTCAATGAAAGTTCTCAGAACGACCGAGCAGGAGGTCAGCGCGTTCAACGTCGGGGACGTGATTGAGTTCACGCTGAACGACGGCGAACAGGTACAGGCGATGGCAGTCAAGCAGGAAGGCGAAAGGACGCTGTTCTGCCTTGTGGACTGCCTCAAGGATGAGGAAACGATGCGCAGGCTCCCCGACAAGCTGAACACGTCTATCCTTGACCGTTTCCCGCAGGAAGTCCGTGACAAGATGGTTCCGTTTGCCGATGGGCGCAAGCTCCGGCTCCCGACCGAAAAGGAAATGTTCGGCAAGAACGAGTACGGTGAGGACGAGGGCGAAACGGTTCAGCAATGGGCGGCTATGAAGAATCGCCGCAACCGCATCGCGTTTCAGGGCAAGGGCGGCCCGTTGGAGTGGTACTGGACGGAAACGAAGTATCGCGTATACGATGATTATTTTGCTTATGTGAACTCCACCGGTCGTGCGGACTACTCCGGCGCCGGTAACTCTATTGGCGTGCGCCCCGTTTTCCAGTTCTAAAATCCGCGCCCCCTTGTGGGGCGCGGATATGACCGCATGACGCATGAAAGGATAAAAGGATGCTGAACAAAGAACACAAAGAATATATCAGGAGTCGCCTCGGAGAGCCGGAGCTGCTTGGTCAGCTTGCGGAGGAGGCCGCAGAATTGACGCAGGCGGCGCTCAAATTGCGCAGGGCAGTAACGGGTGTCAACTATACGCCGGTCAGCACACAGGACGCGCTAAAGGCATATCAGGAAGAAATTGCGGACGTGCTGCTGTGCTTGGGTATGCTGGAGTTCGATCCCAAAATTGCCGATACGGACGGCATCATGGAGCGCAAGCTCCAGCGCTGGGTGACACGGCTGGAAGAGCATGACAACGCGGAGCCGTTCTGCCCGAAAGACGGCGGGTACTGTAACGACGCGCATACCGGGGCTTGCGGCGCGGACTGTGGAGGAACGCTTGCATGAAAGTCTACATTTCCGGCCCGGTGACGGGTACAGCGGATTACATGGAGCGTTTCGCGAGGGCGGCGACGTTTCTATGCAAGCAGGGCTATGAGGTCATCAATCCTGTTGCGATTATGGCTCCTTTGCCTGAAAGCACGACATGGGACGGCTATATGGCGGTGTCCCTTGCCCTTTTGACGCAGGCAGAGGCGATTTATTCCCTCCGCGGGTGGCGTTCGTCGCAAGGCGCAGTCGTAGAGCGGCGCGTGGCGGAGGCGCTCGGTTTGGAGATTCTCGCGCAGGACAATGGAGAGTAGGGCTACACATGGGAAAAGACTGGACAGGCAACAGCCGCTCGGCTCATGCGGTTCTCGGCGCGAGAAATTTCGCGCTGGAAGAACGCGAGGCGCATGACTATTACGCGACCGATCCGAAAGCGGCGGCGCTGCTTATGGACGTGGAAACATTCGCCCCGGCTATTTGGGAGTGCGCTTGCGGCGAAGGTCATTTATCAAAGGAGTTTGAAAAAGCCGGGTATCAGGTCTATTCTACCGACTTGATTGATCGGGGTTACGGCGCTGTGCAGGACTTTTTGCAGAGCGCCGCCCCCCATTTCCCGGATTTGACATTATTACGAATCCCCCATATTCAAAAGCGGCGGAGTTCGTAGACCACGCAATGACGCTGATTGATCCCGGTCATAAAGTGGCGATGTTTCTGAAACTGCAATTTCTGGAGGGCAAGGAGCGCCGGGGATTGTTCAAGAAATGGCCGCCTAAAGTCGTGTACGTTTCCAGCTCCCGCATTGCTTGCGCGAAAAACGGGCAGTTCGACAAAGACGGAAAGAAAGCGTCAAGCGCCGTGGCGTATGCGTGGTATGTGTGGGAAAAGGGCTATACCGGCGATACCGTTGTGAAGTGGATCAACTGAAATACAGGAGGTAGGCATGAACAAAAAGAACATTGTGGACTATCTGAAAGCAAAGCAGATAACCGCGCTTGCGAAGGTCGCCGAGCAGTATGATGAAAATGTTGAAGCGCTGAAAGAAGCGACGCTCAACGAGGTCGAGCTGGACGCATACGCGGCGCAGATGCAAGAGGCGATAGACACGTTTCAAAGTGTTTCCAAAGCGCTTGAGGCAAGGCTCAACGCACTTGACGGCATTAGGGTTAATGCATGGTACAAACCGTCGCAGAAAGTCTATGAATTTGCGAAGTCCAAAAACGCGGTCAAGGATTACTGCACGGCAAACCTTATCTTGCGGTCGGAGTCCCCGAAATTCCAGCAATTAAAACGCCAAAAAGACGAGCTGGAAAGCGGCATCAAGTCCAGCTATACCACCGCCATTGAAAACGTGAAAGCCTGTAAGGACGCAAAAACCGCGGTCGAATACCTTTGCGGCTTGGGCTTTAACCGGGAAGAATTTGAGCTGTTGGATGCGCCGAAAGTTGTAACAGCACTCATGCGACCGATTGATCCGCGGTTCCTGTTCGTGGGAGAAAAAGCTACACAGCGGCAAGGGTGAGAAAGATGCAGCATTTCGGGGACATAACACAGCTTAATGGGGCAAATATCCCGCCCGTAAATGTCATTATCGGCGGGAGTCCCTGTCAGGACTTATCAATCGCAGGAAAGCGCGCGGGGCTTGCGGGAGCGCGTTCCGGGCTTTTCATGGAGCAAATTCGTGTCATCAAAGAAATGAGGGATGCAGATGCTATCAGAGGAAGAACTGGCCGTGATATACGGCCCCGGTTTATGGTGTGGGAAAACGTCATCGGCGCCTTCTCCAGTAACGGGGGGGAGGACTTCAAAGCCGTCCTCGAAGAAACGATTAGGATCGTCAAGCCGGACGCGCCCGACGTTCCATTGCCTAAACGCGGAAAGTGGCCAATGGCAGACGCCTATTTCGGAAACGGATGGTCCCTTGCCTACCGCGTTCTCGATGCGCAGTTTTGGGGAGTCCCCCAGCGCAGACGTAGAATCGCGCTTGTCGCAGATTTTGGAGGTCAATCCGCACCCGAAATACTCTTTGAGCGCGAAGGCGTGTCAGGGTATTCGCAGAAGAGCCGAACGGCGTGGAAAAGAACTGCCGCCTATGCTGGATCAGGCATTGCTGGAAATGATTGCGCGGTCAGCGGAGGCGTAATTCAATGTGCGAATCCGTGGGACCCGCAAAGTGAGCGCGTCTTTGTGGGTGATGGCACGTGGCACAGTCTAAGCAGTAACAGCGGCGGCGGTCAGAGCCGCGACGCTATCCTTGTAAACGACGGTTCCTCAGAGGTGGCGCGGAGCCTGACTGCACGGCACGACGGCTCCTCATGCCTTGACCGGGGTGAAAACATCGTCGTTCAGTCAGCGGGGTTCTCTTTTGGGCAGTCCGCGAAAGCGCATGGAATCGGGTATCAGGAAGAGGTCAGCCCGACAATCCGGGGCGGCGAGGGCGGCAACCAAAAGCCGTATGTGGTGTGCATGGCTACACAGCAGGGCGGCGCGGAGATCCGCGAGGACGACATGGCTCCGACGCTGACGGCTGCCGCAGGTACGAGTGGAAACAATCAGCCCGTTATTTGTATTCAGGGTAATTGTATCGACCGCGCCGATACTGCCGGATGCAACGGCAAAGGCTGGACCGAGGATGTGAGCTATACGCTGAACACAATCGACCGGCCCGCCGTTGCTATCGCCCTGAACAATCACCCGCAGGACAGCCGAATCACGATAGCAGAGGATGGCATTGTGCAAACGCTCAACGGGCAGATGGGTACGGGCGGTAACAATACGCCGATGGTGATGCAAGCGGTTGACAGCGGCGCGATAGCCGCTTTCCAGAACACGGGGCGCGGCTGGTGGAATGAAAGTGACGTTGCCGCTACGCTGCGAACAGCTTGCGACGGCGATGCAACGAAAGCGAATCTGATTGCCTCCGTGGACTGCCGAAACGGTGCTGAAAGCCCGGACGTGAACGGGACATTGCAGGCAAAGTCAACTGGCGGTCAGAGCCTCAATCTCAACAATGTTGTTCGGTGTGGGTACATTGTCCGGCGCCTGACTCCGCTTGAATGCGAGCGCCTGCAAGGGTTCCCGGATGGCTGGACGCAGATCGGCAAGCTGATCGACTATGTTACTGAATACGACGAAAGCGGCGACGAATATAGGCTTGCGGTCTACGAATACACCGACGAGGACGGCAAGCGGCACAAGGTAACGGACAGCTCCCGATACAAGGCGCTCGGTAACAGCATAGCGATCCCGCCGTGGTTTTATGTGCTGCAACGCCTCTCCATCGCGTGCGGCGTGGATAAGACGATGGCCTCCCTATTCGATGGCATCGGCGGTTTTCCGCTGATTTGGGAGGGCCTGCACGGCAAAGGGAGCTGTCTGTGGGCGAGTGAAATCGAGGCGTTCCCCATAGCTGTGACGCAGCAGCATTTCGGGGAGCTACACGAAACGGAGGGCGAGTAAAATGCCGGAGTTCAAAAAGATAGGTGGGCGCATCTTTGATGTGAAGCTGACCGCAAAAGAGCAGGAGGCTCTTGAGCGCGCGGCAAAGGAGCAGCTTGCCGAATTTGACAGAAAGAATATGAAGGAAATCGACGCGATTATCCTTTATGAGCTGCGCCGTATGTGCGGGTTCGGGTACAAGCGGCTGAAAGACTTCTATTTTGATTTTGGACACGCAATCAACGATATGCTCAACCGCTACGAACTGGATCATAATGACGCTGCTTGGCTGGCGCAGTACAAGCTCAAAAACGACCTTGGTATTGACCTTGACGAATGGGAACGCGAACGGAAGGAATACGAAGAACAGGAGGCAAAACGGCATGGAAACACCGCGGATCATTAACAGCTTTCAGGGCGGGTATGCGTTCCTCAGTAACTTCTATGAAGGGGCTCCGCTGCTTTTCAACGGTCTGCATTATCAGAACAGCGAGGCGGCATATCAGGCCGGTAAAGCGCGGTTCCCCGTCATGCGTCTGCTTTTTATCAACAAAAAGCCGGGTGCGGCGAAGCAGCTCGGCAAGCGCATCCCCATCCGGGGTGATTGGGATCAGGTCAAAGCGGACTACATGACGAAGGTGGTTCACGCGAAGTTCACGCAGAATCCCCGCATTGCACAGGCGCTCATCGAAACGGGTGATACACCTCTGGAGGAGGGCAACTACTGGCACGACAATTTCTTTGGCAACTGCTACTGCCCGAAATGCCGGAACATCCCCGGCGAGAACGTGCTTGGAAAAATCCTTATGCAAGAGCGCGAATTGCTGAAAGGCAGAAACGGCGGATCAGGCTGGGGCTATCAGTCAAACGCAAAGCCGACCGAGCTGGAGATATACGGCGGCAGCGTGTGGTGATGACGCTACACAGCGCGACGAGTAACACCGGAGTAAAATCGAGTATATGGAGGAAAGAAGTATGAAACTATATTTCTATCGCTACAGCAACAGCAGGCAGACCATTATCGAATGCGCCGCCGAGGTGAAAGAAACCGAAAAGACCTACAAGGCTATGCCGGATGCCCGTACTTTTCCGTTTATGTACAAGAGCAAGATGCTCAAGACGGATTTGAACAAGTGCGAGAGTTTCATATCTGACATGATTTGCGTGCTGGATCATGCCGACACGAATGCCGCGCGGAAAATCTTTCTGGAGTACGCAACGCGCAGGATGAACGCCGCGCAGGATGAAATGTCAAGGTGGGCCGGACGCGCCCGGGACATTGAAAACGCGGGCGTTATCGCCTGATGGGAGGCGCTGTGAATGGAGTCTATTAGATATTATATCTTTGCTATTCGTTGGCTGTGGCGTAACCGCACATGGGGCGAAACGCGGCAAAAGTATAAAGCGCTAAACCGTGATTGGAGAGCCCATGAAATCGCGCGAGAGGTGAAACGGAATCATGGATAATAGCAACAATCCGTTTCTGAACAAAGAGGGCTATGCCGACCCCACGGCGTATCATGGGATGCGCCGTGCGGCCGCGGCTGAAACCGAAGAGGCTCAGCTCCGCGCAAGCGCGTTGATTGCGACGCTAAAACGGACGATACGGCAAAATGATTTTGACCTTATCGCCCGTATAGAGCTGCGTGACCGACGCACCGGACGGGAGTTCAAATGACGCTACACGGCTCCGGCGAGGGCGTCGTTTGCCGAGCGACAACGTATCAGTAAATTCTTTTTAACTTGTCGTTGACAAGCTAATTTTTATTGACTATAATATTCCTGTTAGTTAAATAGATTTAGCTGTTCATCGGCGCAAGGAGCTTTCGTATGGATTTGGTAAATGATAGAAAAATCACAATATCTGTAGGCACAAGCCGGAAAGATATGCGTTGGAAAGCGCAAAAGCTCAATGTTTCGGAGCTTTATGAACGGCTGAAAAATCCCGTCCGCGGGGATGAATCGCTGGAGCAGTATCTCCAGTTGAAGAAAGCCCAGCAGGACGACCTCAAAGACGTTGGCGGCTTTGTGGGTGGCTCTTTGGCGGGTGAGCGGCGCAAGGCCGCCGCCGTCATTGGGCGCGACGTGGTAACGCTGGACTTTGATACCATTCCCGCCTATGGGACGGATGCAGTTGTGCAGGGCGTGGAGGCGTTAAACTGCTCCTATTGCATCTACTCCACGCGCAAGCATATGACGACCGCGCCGCGGCTGCGCATCCTGATTCCACTTGACAGGATGGTAACGGCAGACGAATACGAGCCCATTGCCCGCAGGATCGCCGCGCATATCGGTATTCAGATGGCGGACCCTACCACGTTCGAGCCGTCCCGCCTCATGTATTGGCCGTCTGTGTCATCCGATGGCGAGTATGTGTTCCTGACGAAAGACGCGGCGTTTCTTGCGGCTGATTCTGTCCTCGCTACCTATGCGGACTGGCGGGACTTCTCTGCCTGGCCGCAGGTGCCGGGAACGCAGAGCTATCAAAAGCTGGCGGTGAAGCAGGGTGATCCGGAGGAAAAGCCCGGTGTCGTGGGCGCGTTCAACCGTACTTACGACGTGATTGCCGCGATGGATAAGTTCCTCCCCGGCATTTACGCGCCGGTGGACACGGATCAAAACCGCTATACCTACCTCGGCGGCAGCACGACGGGCGGCGCGGTCATCTACGACCACGGCAAATTCATGTACTCCCATCACGCGACGGACCCGTGCGGCGGCAGGCTCGTCAATGCGTTCGACATGATAAGGCTACACAAGTTCGGGGAAAAAGACGACGAGGCGAAGGCAGACACTCCGAGCAATCGGCTCCCGTCTTATAAGGCGATGTGCGAATTTGCCATTGCGGACCCGACCGTGGCGGGCATCCTGATTCAAGAGCGGCGCGAGGCGGCTATCAAGGATTTTGAGGACATTGCGGCATCGGCAGACGCGGAGGCTGATCCTGATTGGGCGACGAAGCTCCAGCGCAACCAGCAGACGGGGGCTCCGAAATCGACTATCGACAACATTCTGATTATCCTTGACAACGATCCTGTTCTCCGCGGCAAGTTCGCGCTCAACCAGTTCTCCGGGCGCGGCGAAGTGCTGGCGGCGTTGCCGTGGAGCCGCGAAACGCGGCGCCGGATGTGGAGCGATACGGACAGCAACGGCTTGTATTGGTACATGGAAAAGGCATACAGCATCACCGGGCGCGGGAACATTGACGCGGCGCTGGACGTTCACGCGGCGACGCACGCTTTCAACGATGTGCAGAATTATATCAATCGTCTTTCGTGGGATGGCGTACCGCGCCTTGACCGTCTTTTCATCGACTACCTCGGCGCGGAGGACAATGACTATAACCGTCTTGTGTGCCGGAAGATGTTCACGGCGGCTATCGCCCGTGCCATGACGCCGGGATGCAAGTTTGACAACATGGTTATTCTGTGCGGGCCGCAGGGCCTCGGCAAGTCAACGCTGATCGACCGCATGAGCAAGGGTTGGTACAATGACAGCATCCGCACGTTCGAGGGCAAGGATGCGTCCGAGCTGCTTCAAGGCGTTTGGCTTGTGGAAGTGGCGGAGCTGGATGCGTTCAGGCGTACCGACGTAGCGCGTATCAAGCAGTTTCTTTCCCTCCGGGCTGACCGCTACCGCGCCGCATACGGCAGGAACGTCAAAGAGCTGCCTCGGTGCTGTGTTTTTTTCGGGACGTGCAACCAGATGGATTTCTTGCAGGACACGACCGGCAACCGACGTTTCCTCCCCGTCGATGTGGGCGTTGCGCCCCATCCGAAAACGGTGTGGAACGACCTGACGGACGCGGAAGTGGATCAGGTTTGGGCAGAAGCGAAAACGCGCTGGCAGGTGGGCGAGGCGCTATTCCTGACGGGTGAGCTGGAGCAAGAGGCGCAGGAAAAGCAGGAACAACACCGTGAGGCCGCGGCGCAGGAGGGCGTTATTGCCGAGTTCGTGGAGCGCAAGGTTCCGGCTGACTGGCAACAATGGCCGCTGGATCGACGGAGGGATTTTTGGGCTACACAGGCGAACGGGGGCGAGTATGAGCTGGTTGATCGCGACCGCATAACCGCTCTTGAGGTGTGGTGCGAATTGTATAACGGCGCGATTCGTGACATTAAAAAGAGCGATTCCCGCGACATTAACGCAGTCCTTGCGAATTTGCCGGGGTGGAAACGAAGCAATAAACCGTTTCGGGCGGGTCCCTACAGCGTTCAGCGCGGTTTTGTCCGGGACCGTGGTGCTATGATTCCTCTGTTCTGAAATGCCGTAACATTCTCTGTTACATTCGCTGTAACATTCTGTAACATTCTCCGCGAATGTTACGAGGCAGAGTTACATTGTAACAATCTCCGAAAAGAATGTTACAGCGAATGTAACCGCATAAATACAGGGGTTTTCGCCCTTTTGTAACATTGTAACATTTATTCCTAATAGACTATATGAAATAGGGAGAACAGGGAGTATTATACCCGCCTGACCCGCCTGATGCGTATATGTCATATACGCGCGTGCGCGAGTGTTACAACGGTAAAGATTTTTAACCGCGCTTTGGGTGCTATGGCATTATGGGCACAGCGGCGCTTTGATGGTGTGGACCACGCGGAGCGCGTGCAAATTTGACGCGCTATGCGCGTGAGGGCTGATTGGGAGGCTATTTGCGATGCAGGAAAAGAACATTGAGGCGCGGCTCCGTGATGGTGTTCGGGCAATCGGTGGGCTGTGTCTGAAATGGGTGAGTCCCGGCTTTACGGGTGTGCCGGATAGAATCATTCTGCTCCCCGGTGGCATTGTTCGCTTTGCGGAAACGAAAGCGACGGGCAAAACCGAGCGACCGCGACAGCGCGTCGTGCAGGAGCTTTTGCGGCGATTGGGCTTTATCGTCTATTCGTCCGTGGACAGCTACGACAAAGTTCGGGCAATCGTGAAGGAGTGCGAGGAGGCTATTCATGGGAAAGCTGTTTAATCCATATCCGTATCAGCAGTATTGCATTGACCGCATTATCGCTGATCCGTATCTCGGCCTCTTCCTCGACATGGGCCTCGGCAAGACGGTCATCACGCTCACGGCGCTACACGACCTGAAATACTTTCGCTGGAGCATCAATAAGGCGCTTGTCATCGCGCCGAAAAAGGTTGCGGAGAAAACGTGGAGCAACGAGGCTGAAAAGTGGGACCACCTGAAACGACTCCGGGTAAGTGTGGCGCTCGGTTCCGCGCAGGAGCGTATCGCCGCGCTGGAGTCCCCCGCGGATGTGTATGTCATCAACCGCGAAAACACACAATGGCTTGTTCAATACTACGGGCATAAATGGCCGTTCGATGTGGTTGTGCTGGATGAAAGCAGCTCTTTCAAAAACCATCAAGCAAAACGGTTCCGGGCGCTGAAAGCAATCCGTCCCCGCATCGCCCGTTTGATTGAGCTGACAGGTACACCGTCCCCGCACGGCCTGATGGATCTATGGGCGCAGGTGTTTTTGCTGGATCAGGGCAAGCGCCTCGGGCGCACGATTTCGACCTATCGGGAGCTTTACTTTGTGCCGGACAAGCGCAGCCGCACGACCATCTTTTCCTATGCGCCGCGTGAGGGTGCGGCAGAGGCTATCTATAAGCAGATTTCGGATATTTGTATCAGCATGAAGTCCGAGGACTACCTCCAGCTCCCCGATTTGATTTACGAGGACATTCCCGTAATGCTGGACATGAAGGCGCAACACGCATACGACCGCATGGAACGGGAGGCGCTGCTGGAGGTGGATGATGAACTTATCACAGCGACGACCGCCGCGGCGCTGACAGGCAAGCTCCTCCAGCTTTGCAACGGCGCGGTTTATGACGAAGAAGGCAACGCGCAGGAGATCCACAACTGCAAAATCGAGGCGTTGCTGGAAACGATAGAACAGCTCAACGGACAGCACGCTTTGATTTATTACTATTACCGGCATGACGTGGAGCGGATTCTGGCGGCGCTGGAAAAGACGGGCTTGACCGTTCGCGTTTACCACGACGCGCAGGACGAGGCAGACTGGAACGCCGGAAAGATTGATTTGCTTTTGGCGCAGCCCGCGTCGTGCGGGTACGGCCTTAACCTACAGGACGGCGGGCATCATGTGATATGGTTCGGCTTGACGTGGGCGCTGGAGGAGTATCAGCAGGCGAACAAGCGCCTCCACAGGCAGGGGCAGAAATACCCTGTAATCGTTCACAGGCTGATTGTGCAGGGTGGGCAGGACGTGGACGTGGTAAAGTCATTGGAAAGCAAAGACGGGGCGCAGGAAAGCCTCCTGACGGCATTAAAAGCGAAAATCAGACAGGCGAAAGAGAGGGCAACGGCATGACAGTACAGGAGCTATCACAGCTTTATTACCTGAACCGGGAAATCGAACGCAATGAGCGCAAGCTGGAAGAACTGGAGCAATCCATCGGCCCCGGCGCGGCTCCGCTCACAGGTATGCCGCACGGCGCAGGATTAAGCCGTGGGCAGACTGAGCGGCTGGCGGCAGAACTGGCCGACCTGTATGCAATCATCGCCGCGAAGCGTATGCAATGCGTCCATGAGCGGACGCGGCTGGAGCGGTACATTTCGGAAATCCCGGACAGCCTGACGCGGGCAATCTTTGAGCATCGGTTCTGTGATTGCCTGACGTGGGATCAGGTGGCGGCGCGTGTCGGTGGCGGCAATACGCCGTGGGGCGTAAAGAAACGGTGCTATCGGTATCTGAAAGCGACAGAGCTGGACGAAGATACGGCGGCAGCCGAACGGCAGACAGCCGCGGGTGCATGAAGGGAGAGGGGCAGGCCCCCTCTCCCCTTTTGTTTTTCCGGCTCCCGCCGTGACCGCTCTGCGAGTTTAGGCCGCGCCGGGAACGCTACACGGCTCCGGCGCAGACATGCGCTCAAAAAAAGTTAAAAATATTTTACTTCTACACTTGACAAGTTAAACAAGTTGAGCTATAACATAATCACAGTTAAAAATATTTCACTTGATCGCACGGAGGTACACAATGAACTACTGGATCACGCTTGCCGTAGAGGTTGATGGTCTTACAGGGTACAGAACCATTAAGCATCTTACAACTGTTCCGCGTGATGCGGGACTGAAAATGCTGGAGGGCAAGGAAATAATCAGGCGATTCAAAAATCCGTTTGATTCATCGGTTGAGGTCGTGGTTATCGCATAGAGCCGAAACGGGCGCAAGCCCGTCCACCCGAGCCGCCCTACGGGTGCTGATGATGGCAGGGCAACACAGAACGGAGGTACGAGCATGAACAAGATCACCAACGACCGCGATTTTCGGATCGGTTATGAAATCCTGCATGGGATCACTGAACGTATGGCGGAGTCTGGCGGCGATACCGAAAGCCGCGCACAGCGCATCGCTGAACTAAAGCGCAATCTGAGGCAGTATGCCCACCGTGACACGCACACCGTTGACGTGGGTATGGGCTTCATGGTGGAGCGCCGCATCGTCAAGGAATACGGCGTTGACGGCTATATCGAGCTGGTGAGCATCCCCGCCGTGTTCGATACGCTGTACGATGACGCGGACGGGAACCCCGGCGCGATGACCTTTTTCAAAGACTGCCTCGAAATCCATGCCCGCCCCTCCATATATGACTGCACAGGGCAAGCCTTTACAAGCTGGTTCAAGCTGTTCAAGCGCGGCGGGCAGTTTTGGGCGTATCACAGTGTTAGCTTTGATGTTTGAGCCGAAACGGGCGCAAGCCCGTCGCCGGGAATTGACCTACCCGGCCCGATGATGGCAGGTCAATCAAATTAAACGGAGGTACATACCATGAATGCAGTTGTTTCCACTTCTATCAACTTCCAGAACGCGGCTGACGTTGCCGCCTACATGCAGCTCAATCCTGCGGCGCTCCCCGATGATGACACGGCATATACGGGCGTGACCCGGTACATCGTCGGATATGCGCATATCATCCTGTTCGGTGAGAATGGGCGCCGGATGGCGAAGCTACACCGCAGGAACGTCCGAGGCTTTGCGGTCGATGGGGAGCCGGTCGTGGTCCATGGCCCCGACTTTAAGCGCGTCGGCATCCCCGGCGAGGATCAGCCGCAGGATGACGGGGCCGCGCCCGACTGCAAGCGCTACCTCGTTGAATGGGACGACTTTGAGGGCAACCATCATGAGGCGTCCTACGACAGCTCCGATGATGCGGAGGCTGAATACGATGCGGCGCTGAAAGAGTACCAGAACGTCACATTGACCGATTTGCTTGCGGCAGACAGCGAAAGCAAGGGCTTTGCCGAGCTGGACGCGGAGCTGATGGCCGAGGCCGCCTGTAAGCACGACCTGTAAACAACATTAAGCGCGGGGGGATGTTTCGGCATCCTCCCGCTAAATTTTTCTAACTTGTCCCCCAATGTCACGCTCCCCCGGTGTATAGTGTTATCGTGGATTTTCAGCCCCGACCAGAGGATCGCCTCCGCCTCAACGGTGTGGTCTGCGCTGTGAAATCCCCGCGGAGCCGCCCAACAGGGCGGCTCCAGCTCTTATCAGGCCCGCCGTTATGCCGTCTGACCTATCAGCAGACAGGCTAAACGTCGGGCCTTATCTGTAGCGGAGGCGGTCATGTATAAGACTCAACGCAATTACGAGAATCTGCAAAAGGCGATGTTCCCCGGCGTCGGTCAATACGGCATCCCTGAAATCCAGCCGACCGACTATGACGCGGATAACTGGATCAGTTTCAACTATGCGAAAGGCTGTGAAGAGCCGGAAGTCCACGGAATCCACTTCTTTGTGGATGATTACCAGTTTAACCGGGTGTGGACAAATCCTGACGCATATCTCGGTATGCTGCGAAGGTTTCAAGCTGTCTGTACGCCTGATTTTTCGACCTATACGGACTTCCCGAAAGCTGTTCAGATATACAACCACTACCGCAAGCATTGGTGCGGCGCGTACTGGCAGGAGAACGGCGTCCGCGTCATTCCAACGATTAGCTGGAGCGATGAGGACAGCTTTGAATGGTGCTTTGACGGGGAACCGCAGGGCGGCATTGTCGCCGTGTCCAGCGTTGGAACGCAGGGCAATCCCGAGTGCGCACGGCTGTTCGAGGCTGGCTTTGACGAAATGGTTCAGCGCCTGCATCCGTCGCAAATCATCATGTACGGCAATATCCCGGACGTGTGTATGGAGTACGGTATCGGCATCTATGAAATCAAGGCGTATCACATGAAATGGCGCAAGCCGGAGGACGAGGACTGACCCCCTCCCCCATTCCCGGTAATGTCGTTTACCACGCGACCGGCGAGAGTCGGAACGCGGCGCAGGGCTACACGGCTTGGGCGCCGAGAGTTAAGCAGGCTTTGCGCGGCGTGTGTGAAAAGCTAAAACAATTTGACTATTGACAAGAGGAGTGATACAATGGGAGGCAGGGGAAGTACAAGCAGGCTCCAGCCGCGGCAGTCGCCTATTCCTATCCCGATTTCTACCGTTCAGGCGCAGCCCGTGCAACAGCCGGTAGTCCCGCCTGTTCAGCAACAGCAGCCCGTTCAGCCGCCGCAGCCGCAGTCCGCGGTGCAGGCCGCGAATAATCAGACGTTCTCGGCAACTGACAACAGCCCGTTCCATGACCTCCTCGGCGGTCGTGCGTATTTCCAGAGTCAGCAGTTCGATATTGATACGCGAATGGCCCTGCAAGACTATCTGAACCCGAATGCGATCCCCGGCAGTCTTTACGCGCCGTCGCAGCAGCTCAACCACGCGATGCGCACGGGCGCACAACTGGACGCTAACCAGCAGTTCATGGTTGACGCTATGAAGGATGGTATGCACAACCTCGGGCAGAACCTTAACCTCACACGCTATGAGCGTGTTGATTTCATGCAGCGGCTCGGTGTTGGTAACTTCTCCAACATGACCGTCGCACAGCTCCAGCAAAAGCTCATCGGACAGGGCTACACGGACAACGGTTTCGTGAGTACGTCGTTTAACGACTTCAAAAACGCGCCCCCGGGAAACAACTTCACGGACAAAGCGGTGCGGATCAATTTCAAGGCCCCCGCAAGTACGCAGGCGCTTATGCCCGGTATTGGTCCGGGCGGCGATTTTGGTGAGGTCGTGCTTGATTCCGGTCAGCACTATACGATTACGGGCGTTCGCTTTACGGGCAAGCGCGGGCGCTCTGGCGCATCGTATTATAATCAAGTCGAGCTTGATGTAACAATCGGATAAGGAGGTATACCGACATGGCAACCAACAGTAACAGCAAAGGCAGACAGGCCAAAAAGAGCGACGTTATGCCCGGTTTCTTTGAGCGTGGTCCCGGTGGCGAGGGCATCGCCCTCGACAAGCCCGTGAAGGGCAGCAAGACCCCGGCGAAGAAGTCCGGCGCGTCCGGCACGAAGAAAAAGTAAGGGGTGGCGGCATAATGGGAGGCAGAGGAAGCACCAGCAGGATCACGGCGCGGCAACAGCCTGTAGCGCCGCAGCCCGCCCCGATTGCGCCGCCGCCTATTGCGGTGGTACAGCAGCCGCCCGTGGTTCAACAGCAGCCTCCGACGCCGCAAAATACGCCGGTGGCGCCGCAGGCCGTGACCGCGCTCACGCAGATGAGCGACGCGCAGCTTGCACAACTGGCGAATCAGGCGAAGAACATCAACATGCCGAATTTCCTCAGTGACGTTTCGGATCAGACGCAAAACTTTGTGTTTGCGGCTGGCCTCAACGAGCGGCCGCAGGTGTTGGACGATGCTGCTTTTACTCAGTTTATGTCTGACAACAACATTCCGCAGTCGAAGGTTTTGACGCGCTCCGTCAATCCGATCACCTATGTCAACGCAAGCGGTACAAAGGTGAAAATGTCCGCGGATGATGTTATCGACATGATGAAGTACAGCCGCCTCAACTATATCGGTGGCAAGGTCAACGGGCAGGCATACGGCGCGGGAACGTATTTCGACCAGACGGGCGGTCGAAATACCGGGTACGGTCAGCGGACAGCGACCGCCGTTCTGAATCCGGCAACGGCGCACGTTATCACGGACACGCAGCTCAGTACGCGGGCGCGGCAGTTCGCGCAGACGCATCCGCAGTTCGCGCGCGCCGTGGGTGCGTACAACACGTCTTTCCGCGGGAACAACATGAGCATTTATGCGCTTGCGATGGGCTACAACGTCATCAAAGACAGCTCTTCCGGCTATCATAACGTGATTGACCGCAGCGCCCTCGTATACAAGCGCAGTAACAGCTAAAGGAGGCACGTCATGGCATACAAAGAACCGCACATGAACCGCGACGGGGCAAAAGCGCTCACCGAGGCGCTCGGTCAGGTCAACGCGAACATGGTAAAGGGCAAAAAGGCCCCCGCCAAAAAGCCCGCCGCGGGTAAGACCCCGGCAAAGAAGTCCGGCAAGTAGGCCCCACCCCGCACGACAATACTGATACTCCCGCGCCGAGGCAAAAATACCGGCGCGGGAGTATTGCTACACAGCTCGCCGGACGCGGCGGGCTTTCGCTTTGAAAGGAGGCGCGCCGCACATGGCGAAATCCAAGACGGGCGGCCACAGGCCCCCGAAGTTCACCGATCCTGCTGTCATGCAGGAGAAAATCGACGCATATTTCAAAGACTGCGAAGGCAGGATTTTGACAGGCCAGAACGGCGAGACTGTTTATGACAAGTTCGGCTATCCCGTCGTTATCGACCGCAAGCCGCTCACCGTGACCGGCCTCGCGCTTGCGCTGGGCTTCACAAACAGGCAATCCTTGCTCAACTATCAGGGCAAAGCAGCATTCCGGGCAATCATCGAACGCGCAAAGCTCCAGATTGAAAACTACGCGGAAATGCGCCTCTACGATAAGGACGGCGCGAACGGCGCAAAGTTCAATCTGCAAAACAATTTCCGTAATTGGGATGCAGACAAGGCCGCGCAGGAAGAGAACAAAGGCCCGACCGTCAACATTATCTGCGACATTCCCCGTACTGCGCCGACTGTGCAGAATCAATCGGAGGATTCCATTGACCCGCAGGCGGTCAGCGATATGCTGAAAGCATTGGAGGAAGGCAAGCAGGGCGATGAGTAACGCGGACGGTGCGAGGCTGTCTGAAATCATTGCGCCGCAGTTCTACCCGGTGCATTGGGACATTCAGGACGGCAAGCACACCTATTACGACCTCTACGGCGGACGTGGCTCAACAAAATCCTCATTCGTTGGGGTAGAAATCCCCCTCGGTATCATGCAGGACCCGACCGCAAATGCCGTCGTGTTCCGCAAGGTGGCCTCCACCATCGGCACGTCCGTCTTTGAACAAGTCCTTTGGGGCATTGACGCGCTCGGTGTAAACGACCTGTGGAAAGCTACGACAAGCCCGTATAAGCTGACCTACCGGCCGACCGGGCAAGTGATTCTGTTTCGTGGACTGGATAAAGCGAAAAAGCTCAAGTCCATCAAGGTCGCCCGCGGGTATCTGAAATACCTGTGGTTCGAGGAGCTTGACGAATTTGCAGGCGAGGAGGAGATCCGTTCTGTTCAGCAGTCCGTCATGCGCGGCGGTCAAAAGTTTGTTGTTTTCAAGAGCTTCAACCCGCCTATATCCCGGCAGAATTGGGCGAACCAGTATGTCCTCACGCCGCGCCGCGCTGCGCTGCGTCACAAAAGCTGCTACACGGAGGTTCCTCCGGCATGGCTGGGCCAACAGTTCTATGATGACGCGGAGGCGCTGAAAGAAACTAACCTCCGGGCGTATATGCACGAATACCTCGGCATTCCTGTGGGCACGGGCGGCGAAGTCTTTGACAACCTCGACATTCGAGAAATCTCGGACGATGAAAAAGCGCCGTTCGATAACATTTTCATGGGTATAGATTGGGGCTGGTTCCCTGATCCGTATCACTGGAGCAAGATGCACTACGACAGCACCCGAAAGACGCTGTACATCTATGACGAATACCGCGCCACGAAGCAAAGCAACGCGGCGACATGGAACGCGCTTGTCATGCTGAAAGGCGTAACGGGTACAGACCTGATAACGGCAGACTCGGCAGAGCCGAAATCCGTAGGCGACTACCGCGATTATGGGGCGCTATGCCGCGGAGCAATCAAAGGCCCTGACAGCGTGCGCTACGGTATTAAATGGCTGCAATCCCTGAAAAAGATTGTCATTGACCCTGTTCGATGCCCGGAAACGGCGCGGGAGTTCCAAAACTACGAGTATGAACGGACGGACGACGGCGAAATCATGAGCGGCTATCCTGACAAAGACAACCACTCAATAGATAGCGTCCGTTACGCTATGGAGCGCGTATGGAAACGAAAAGGACAGTAATGATCCTCGGTACGCCGTACAGCGTGGAGGAACACACGCAGGAAGAAGATGCGCGGCTGACAGACTGCGACGGCTATACTGACTGGACAAGCAAGCGCATTGTGGTACGCCGCGAGTTCGACGATGACCTTGCGAACCTTGATGACATGGCAGAATACGTCCGCAAGGTCAAACGGCATGAAATCGTTCATGCGTTTCTTTGCGAAAGCGGCCTCGGCGCCTGCTCCGGCGATGCGCAGAATTGGGCGACCAACGAAGAAATGGTTGACTGGATTGCACGGCAGGGACCGAAAGTCTATGAAGCATGGCGAAGCGCAAGGGCGTTGTAAGTCAGTAAAAAGAATTTGACTTACCGCGCATATGATGGTAATATAACCGCAAGGAGGCGGTTATATGAACACAATCCGAATCATACTGTGCCTTGCTTTTATCGCTATTGGCGCGCTTTTAGTACGGCGATTACAAAAAACTTTGCGACTCACCGCTTCAACAATGGCGTGTCCTAACTGCGGAAGTCAAGACGTGCGTATCGAAAACCGTGTTGACAGCATATCGTCAACCGGTGGCGCGGCTGTACAACGGTCTTTGTTGCTGCCAAATCATCGAGTGACTTTACAAGGGCAATCGGGAACAACGATTAACCGTTCTCGATTTGCCAAATGCCAAAAGTGCGGTTTTGACTATCCTTATTGGACAGCAGATGAAATACAATCGCTGAAACGTCGCACGAAGATAAAAACCGTTTTGCTGTTGATACCGTTGTGCGTCTTAACGCTAATGTTGATTGTTGCAATTCTACGCCCGGAACAGCATACCGATAGTAAAAGCGTTTGGAGCGCGGAATACACACCGCTTGATGATTTCAAGTATTATGTTGACAACATCAATACGATAACGCTGACAGATTACAAGGGCGGCAGCACGAAGATCAATATAGCTCCGTCCTATATGGTGGACGGCAAAAAGATGTATGTCGTTTCTCTTGACAGCACATTCGCGCTTGATAGAATAACAAGCGCGATTATTCCCGAAACGGTAACGCGGATTTCGGATAATGCTTTCAATAGTTGCGGGATAAAGTATTTGTATTTGCCTGCTTCCGTTAAAGACTTTTCGGGCTGGAGCTATTTTCACGATGGCGAAAAGCTGTATTACGGCGGATCAGAGCAACAATGGCAATCTTTTTTCAATGCAAAGCGTTCTGATCTTGATTTCAAGCAAATCATTTGTAACGCAAACGTAGGCGAGCTGATTGCATCCGATAAAGCGGGCTGAAAACAGCCCGCTTTATGCTAAATTGTTAAGTTAAATAAATTTAACTGATATTTTTTGTGAAAAACGCTTGACTTTTTGTTGCAACGGTAATATACTTTTTGTAGTAACAGAAAGTGAGGTGAGACAAGTTTGCCGAGAACGGGTAGACCGCTCTCAGACAATCCGAAACGGGACTCCATCCGTTTTCGCGTGACGACAGAGGAGAAAGAAAAGATTATGGCCTTTGCAAAAGAACATGAAATCGGAATTTTAGAGCTGGTTCGGATTGGAATGGACGCGGTAAAAAAGAAATAGAAGTTGCCGACCCTGCAAAAGCTGACAACTTCTATTCTCGCCCCAAAACATCCGCAAGGAGGTTTGGTAAATCTAATATACCACACCTCCTGCGGAAAATCAACAGTTAAATTTTCTTTACAGGAGGAATTTTTGATGAAAGCGAATGATATTGCCCGTATTCTGGAGAGCCTGTCCCTGCTGATGCAGAGCGCCGCCGAAGCGGAAGAATTACCGGACTGCGTTGCCGCTGACCTTTGCGAGTTGTCTGCCTACCTCGCCGCGCAGATGCGCGGACTGCTGGGAGGTGGCGCGGCATGAACGAGCTGCAAGTATTTGACAGTACCGAGTTCGGTCAGTTGCGGACGCTTGTTATTGATGGAAACCCGTGGGCGGTTGGTAAGGATGCCGCAAAAGCACTCGGCTACAGCAACACGCGCAAGGCATTGAAGGACCACGTTGACACCGAGGATAAGGTGGTAACGAAACGTGACTCCCCCGGAGGTGTTCAGAACACAACCATCATCAACGAAAGCGGTTTGTATGCCCTGATTCTGTCCAGCAAGCTCCCGTCCGCGAAGCGGTTCAAACGCTGGATCACCTCCGAAGTCCTCCCGGCGCTGCGAAAGGCAGGGAGCTACACGGTGAAACCGGCCGAGCAGCGCGAGTTGACGCGGGACGATTACATCCGGGCGGCAAGCATCGTCGGTTCGTGCCGGAACGAGCGCCTCCCTATCGTTCTGAAACTGCTGGAGAACGGCGGCTTGAACGTGCCGAAAATCGAGGAGCTGATTCGGGACCCCGGCATTCCTACCGTAAACGCTATGACGCGGGACACAAAAGGCGAAACGGCGCAGTTTATCGAGCTTGCGATAAAAGACTACGGCATGACCATGAGAGGCATAGCGCGGATCACAGGCTTGCAGACGGTGCAGATTTCCCGCATACGCAAGGGCGAAAGCAAGCCGACCAATGCCCGCGCAAAGCATATCTGCGAAGCAATCAAAGCTGAAATCGCCGCGAGGGACGCGGCGGCAAACTGAATACTGGAAAGCGGATGCCTCCGGGTGTCCGCTTTTTCGTGTTACATTCTGCGTAACAATCCATGTAACAGACGTAACATTCTCAAAGAATGTAACACGGCGAGTTACATTCTTCTTTCGTTGTTACAGAGAATGTAACACGAATGTTACTTGTATTTATGCGGTTTTAAGTCATTTTGTAACATTGTAACATTCTTTCCTAATAGACTATACGAAATAGGAAGGATAGGGAGTATTATACCCGCCTGACCCGCCTAATGCGTACAGGTGTATACGCGCGCGTGCGCGAGGAACGAGGGAGGTTGACAGCCTTGTTTTCAAGACTGATTGCGTTTTTAAGGAGTGTGATTCACAAGATGCTGCCATACAAAAGCATTGAACAGGCTGAACACATTGAAAGCCCGCTGTCCGTGGAAATGATTACGGCGCTGGATTTGTGGTATCAGCTTTATCTGGATCAGGCTCCGTGGCTGAAAGAAAACACGGTAAAGTCCATGAATCTCCCCGCCTTTATCTGTTCTGAAATTGCGCGGCAGGTCGTGCTTGAGCTGAAATGGAACATCACCGGCAAGGCAAAAGACGGTGAGGACAGCGCCGACGTGACAAACCCGCGTTCGGAATACCTGAAAGCTGAGTTTGAAAAGCTCTTTAACAGCTTGCGTGAAAAGCTGGAGCAGGGCTGCGCGGCGGGTGGTATGACGGTGCGTCCCTATCAGCGCAACGGCCACATCTATTTTGACTGGACGATGGCGTGGAGCCTATACCCCCTCGCGTTCGGCAATGATGGAGAGCTGACTGACGTGATTTTCCGCGATACCTACACGGAGGGCAAGACGATTTATACTCGTCTGGAGCGCCATACCGTCAAGGGCGCGAATGTGGAAATCACGCAAAGGGCTTTCAAGTCCAATATGCGGGACTCCATCGGCACGGAAATCGACTTGACCGACGTGGAGCCGTGGAAGAGCCTGAAACCGAAAGCAACCGTTACCAACGTGAACGGCCAGCTTTTCGGGTGGTACAAGGTGGCGACGGCGAACAGCGTAGACGTTGACAGTCCGATGGGCGCAAGCGTTTACGCGAAGTCCGTCAACACCATCAAAGAGGCAGATATGCAGTATTCCCGCCTCCTGTGGGAGTATGAAGGCTCTGAGCTTGCCGTCGATGTTGACCCGTCCGTACTCAAGCCCAAAAAGACAGAGGGCGGCGGCGTGGAAATGCCGAAGCTGAATCAGCGTCTTTTCCGGGCGGTGGACGCGGACAAGGGCGACCGCGACCTCTACGAAGTGTTCTCCCCTGCTATCCGTGACGCAAACCTGATTACAGGCTTGAACCAGCTTCTCATCCGCATTGAGGATCAATGCGGCTTGTCCCGCGGTACGCTTTCCGATGCAAACGTGAATGTTCGGACGGCGACCGAGCTGAAAATCGTTAAGCAGCGGTCGTATGCAACGATTTCTGATAATCAGAAGGCATTGGAGCGCTGTCTGCGTGACGTTGTTCACGCTATGGACGTGTTCGCGTCCCTGTATGAACTCGCGCCGGAGGGCGAGTACGACCTGTCCTTTGAATGGGATGATTCCATCATTACCGACACAGATCAGCAGATGAACCAGCGCCTCGCGCTTGCCGCCGCGGGTATCATCGGAAAGGCAGAAATGCGGCAATGGTATTTCGGTGAGACTTCCGCGCAGGCGCAAGCCGCAATCGAGGCTGTTCGTGAGGAACAGCGCGAAGCGATGGACGCTATGCTCCCTGCCCTGAATCCTGATGACGCCATTACGGGAGTCAGCCCCGGCGCGGGAACACAACCGAGCGCATAAAGGAGTGACGCGCCATGCTGGATGAATTGAACGTAATGGGCGCGGTTGAGCGGATTATGAAACGGCTGGATGCCGTGAACAGCTTTTACATTGAGCGCGTTGCAGACCAAATCAAAACCATTGGGGAAATGAACGCGACGAGCATCAACCGCATTACCCTTATGACCGACATGGGCGCGGACATTACCACTATCACACAGCGCCTCCAGCTTGCCTTGAATGCAAGCATCCAAGACGTTTTCCGGGTGTACCAAAAAGCGCTGAACGACGCATACACAGATCCGCGTTTTCGGCAAGCCCTGCAACACACCTCATTGACGCGCGAAAACGTGGCGCGGCTGAATCAGTACGCGCGCGGAGTCAGTATGCAGACGGCGCGGCAGCTTACCAACCTGTCAAACACAACCGCCGTATCAGAGTCATACCGGCAGGCGGTGGATAAAGCCGTGTTCGCGGTCAGCTCCGGCTTGAGCGATTACCAGAGCGCTACACGGCAGATTGTCCGCGACCTCGGCTATAATGGCTTGCAGGTCGTATACGAAAGCGGCTATCATCGGCGGCTTGATACGGCGGTCCGGCAGAACATCATCGACGGCGCAAACCAGATTGCCCAAAACTGCTCTACGATGATGGGCGAGGCGCTGGGCTTTGACGCATATGAAATCACCGCACACGCGAACAGCGCCCCGGATCATGAGCCGGTACAGGGGCGCGTGTTTCTGAAAGCCGAATTTGAGAAGATGCAGGCGGGGCAGCCGTTTCAGGACGTGGACGGCAGACAATACGCGGGCTTTCGGCGTCCTATCGGTGAATGGAATTGTATGCACATCGCCATGAGCTTTTCAACGGAGCATTCCGTTCGGCGGTATACCGACCAGCAGCTCCAGCAATGGGCGGCTGATAACAAAAAGGGCTGCAAGATTGACGGCAAGCAGTACACCATCTATCAGGCGCGGCAGCTCATGCGGCAAATCGAAACACAAGTACGGCGCGAAAAGGATGCCGCCGTTGCCGCGCAGAAAGCCGGGGACGATACCTTGCGGCAGCAATGTCAAGTCCGTATCAACGACCTTATGCGGAAATACGGTGAAGTGGCGACAACGGCAGGGCTGACACCGCGCCGCAACCGTACCCGCGTCGAAGGCTTTAAGGCCGTCAAAGTCAAAGCACAATCAAGTTAAAAACTGCATCTTGTCCCGTGTAAAGCCGTAAAAACAAGCGGTTTTGTGGACAAGATGCAGTTTTTATAAACCAAAATTGCAACTTGAGCAAATTGCCGTCAAGTTAAAACCGTTATAACTGCGTCCGGTTACAGGCGCTTTTATATTGTCCTGAATATGACGTAAAACTGTTCAAAGTACCTCCATTCAGCCAAGAAAAGGCGTAAAAAATCGTAGAAAGGAAGTATTCAGCATGAACAGGAAGTTTTTGGAGGACATGGGGCTGGAAAAGGACGTAATCGACAAGATTATGACCGAAAACGGTTCCGACATTCAGAACGCGAGGAACAGCGAAAAGGGCAAGTTCGACACGGAGCGTACCACCTTGCAGGGGCAGATCAATGACTTGCAGGGGCAGGTTACGCAGCGCGACACCGACCTTGCCGACCTCCAGAGCAAGCTCACGGCGGCGCAGGCAGACGCGGGCAAGCTCACCGAGGCACAGCAGGCCCTCACGGGCTTACAGAGCAAGTACGACACCGAGCGGCAGGAGTGGGCGAACAGGAACGCGCAGCAGGCGTATGAGTTCGCTGTCAAGACCGCGGCGGGCGACCTGAAATTCACCAGCGCGGCGGCAAAGCGTGATTTCGTGCGCAGCGCCATTGAGAAGAAAATGACGATGGAGGGCGACAAAATCCTCGGCTTTTCTGACTATGTTACTGCGTATAAGACCGCTGATCCCGGCGCGTTCGTGGTGGAAACGCCTCCCGCTGATCCGACTCCCGCGCCGCCCAAGCCGGACATTGTTCTTCCCCCGTCTGGCAGTCCTCCCACACCCGATGGAAAGGGCTTTAGCTTCCACTTCAACGGCGTGAGGCCCAAGCCGCAGGAGTAATAAACAACAGGGCCAAATCTGAAAGGAGAAAAATATGCCCGGTATTAACTACGCAGCGCAGTATTCTCAGGCGCTTGCACAGGCGTACCCCTACGCGCTGAATTTCGGCGCTCTGTACGCCACCCCGAACAACGGCCGCTATCGTATGGGCGAGGATGGCAAGACCATCTACATCCCCAACATCTCCACGACCGGCCGCGTTGACGCTGACCGTGACACCATCGCCACAGCCACGCGCAACTATGACAACGCATGGGAGCCCAAGGTGCTGACCAACCAGCGCAAGTGGTCCACGCTTGTCCACCCCAAGGACATTGACCAGACCAACGAGGTCGCGTCCATCCAGAACATCACGCAGGTATTCAACGAGGAGCAGAAATTCCCCGAAATGGATGCCTACCTCGCATCCACGCTTTACAAGCTGTGGACGGCGCAGGGCTACACGCCGAAGCATACTCCGCTTTCCGCGGCGAACATCCTGACCGTCTTTGACGAGATGATGCTCAACATGGACAACGCCCGTGTTCCCGCGAACGGCCGCATCCTGTACTGCACCAACGAAGTCAAGACGATGCTCAAGGAAGCGCAGGGCATCACCCGCAACGTGGACGTACAGAGCCGCAGAGATGCGATCAACCGTCAGGTCAATCGCCTTGATGAGGTTGAAATCATCGGCGTCCCCGCGACGCTGATGAAAACCGAGTACGACTTCTCGGCGGGCTGGCGCGTCATGGACGGCGCAGACCAGATCAACATGATTCTCGTTCATCCGAGCGCGGTCATCACCCCTGTTTCCTATCAGTTCTCCCAGCTTGACCCCCCGTCCGCTGTGACTGAGGGCAAGTATATCTACTACGAGGAGAGCTTCGAGGACGTGTTCATCCTGAACAAGAAGGCTGACGCGATCCAGATGCACACGACCATCGCTTACGTCGGCGGCCTGACCGTGACCTCCGCGGCCAACGCCACGACCTCCGGCAGCACCGATATTACGGTTAATCCGGCAGCCGCGGGTACGGGCAACAAGTATTACTATCGCACTGGCGCTGACGTGATCGAAGTTCATGAGGGTGAGGTCATTTCCACCTCCGGCGCGGATGCGTGGACGGAGCTGACGCTTTCCAGCGGCGCAGCAACACTCGCCTCGCAGACTACGGGTGACTTCCTGACCGTGGTTCGCGCCAAGACCAGCACGATGAAGGTTGACAAGGAGGGCCACGTCGTTATTACGGCGAAAGCGTAATCGAACGGCGTCGAAAGGAGCGTAACGCATGGCGCAATATCTGACATTCGCTGAATATCAGGAGTTAGGCGGTACGCTCCCTGAGTCTGACTTCACCACAGCGGAATTTAAGGCGCGCAAGCGCATCGACTACTTGACCGATTGCCGGGTGCAGGCTATGGCTGAAATCCCGGAGGAGGTCAAGCTGTGCATGTTTTCGCTGATTAAGGTCGGGAGCATTTCGGGGGCGGAGGCGCAAGCGGATAACCCGCTTGTGTCCTCCTTTTCCACCGATGGCTACTCCGAAAGCTACGGCAGCGCATCGGATCAAGTGGCCGCGCTCCAGAAAAGCATGAACGCGGAAATCCGCACAATGCTTTACGGTGTGTTGGACGATAAGGGCGTGCCGCTCCTTTATAGGGGGCTGGACACATGAAGCTCTGCAACGACACTATTACCGTGCTGAACGGTAAAGTCGATGAGGCAACGGGCTTTGACGCCTTCCATTCAACGGTCATATCCGGCGTTTCGTGGTACAGCTCAACCGTGTCCGCTGTGGACTCCGATGGGCTGAAAGCCGCGGATAAAGTGACGATCCGCATCCCTGACGATGCAGACTGTTCGGGGAAAAGCTATGCTTTGCCGAGCGCGTATGCGGACGGCGACCCTGACAGTCTTTTCACGTTGCGGGCGGGGGACGTTATCGCAAGAGGTGCATTTACAGATGCAGACCTCACCCCCGCGAAGTTACGGGGGCTTTGCGGTGAAGTCATTACGATTCTCGGCGTGACCGATAATCGGCGCGCTCCACGCGGGCGTCATTTGAAGGTGGTGGGGCAATAATGCTACACATGGGGGCGTCGCTGTCCGTTTTCTCGAAGGCGCTATTGACACACCTCAATCTACAAAGCGGCGGGCTCGTTCAGCAGGCCGTCGATAAAGCCGTTATTGACTGGTGCTTGCAATACTGCCCGTGGGACTCCGGCACTTTGGCGAAAAGCGCCTATACCGCAACAGAAATCGGCAGCGGAACGGTAGTTTATCCCGGCCCGTATGCGCATTACCTGTACTATGGCGAGGTGTACGGCCCGAACATTCCCGTTTTCGATGATGACAGCGGGGAGCCGACCGGCTTTTTCTCCCCTCCGGGCAAAAAGAAGCACCCGACAGGGCAAAAGCTGAAATTCAACACCGACACGAATCCGCTTGCGGGCCCGTTTTGGTTTGAGCGGATGAAAGCAGACCATATGAACGACATTGTAAGGGAGGCGCGTAACATTGCCCGACGTAAATAACGCGGCCTCCTTGCGCGAGTGGTTTCGTGCCTGTCCCGTTCTTTCCGCAGGCGTCCGTTTCAATGCCGATTTTACGGCAGGACGGTCAACGGAATACGCGGTTTTTTCGGTGCCTTCGGCATTGAAATACAGAGAGAACATTTTGGGCGATGAAGTCCCGCTTGACGATCAAACGCACAATTTCCTCTTTGTCGCTGAATTGCCCTACAGCGAGGACGCGCAGCAGAATCTCGCAAATTTGGGCTTCATGCAGGCCGTAACGGAGTGGGTGCTGGAACAGAACGCGGCCCGGAATTTCCCCGAATGGGAGGGCGGCAACGTCAAGTCTATCCTGCCCTCTTTATCCGGCGCGCCGGTGCGTGTCAGCGCATCGACCGCTAAATATCAACTACAGTTAAAAATCAATTATAGGAGGACATAAAAATGCCTGATACCGCTATCACGGGCAAGATTGCCCGTAAGTATATGGCCCATTTCCTCGACTCCACCTTTGGCGACGGCACCCCCGACTGGTATCGCGTCGGTGAGGATTTGGAAGAGTTCAACGTGGACATGAACCCGGACACCGAGGTTCGCAAGAACATCCTCGGCAACACCACGTTCAACCACAACGGCTATGAGCCGTCCGCGGACGCTGATCCGTTCTACGCCCGCGTCGGTGACGCGCTCTTTACCAAGCTCCAGCATATCGTTGACACGCAGGCGAACGACGACACCTGCAAGACTTCCATGCTGGAGGTTCATCTGTGGGAGAGCCAGACGGTCCAAGAGGCCACGGTGTACACCGCGTACAAGCAGGACTGCTATGTGGTCCCGTCCAGCTACGGCGGCGACACCTCCGGCTATCAGATCCCCTTCTCCGTCAACTATGTCGGTGACAAGGTGGCCGGCACCTACAATCCGACCACGCACACGTTCACGGCGGGCTGAGAAACCTACACGCGGGAGGGGCGCAACGCCCCTCCCGCAAACTCATAACTAAATGATTTTGGAGGCATTGCATCATGGAAGAAATCAAGAACGCTATCCCCGCGGAGGACACCACCGTTGACCTCGGCATTACCGTCGATGACGGCAGCAAGCGCATCCCCATTCGGAACTTACACGGCGAGGAGGTCGGTGTGTTCTTCTTCCGTCCTACGGATATTGGAATCATCGACCGCTTTAACAAAATGGCGGCTGAGTTCGACAAGATCACCGAGCCGCTGGAAAATGCCACGCTGAAAACGGACGGCACGGCTGACGAAGCGGATCAGGAAAGCATCGCGGCGCTCAACGAAGCGGAAAAGCGGCTGTTCGAGCTGTGTGATTATATGTTCGGCGGCAATATGTCCGAGGCGTTTTTCGGCAAGATGCACCCGTTTTCCCCCGTCAATGGCGCGTTCTACTGCGAAACGGCTATTGAGGCGGTCGGCAAGTACATTTCGCAGCAGTTTGAAGCGGAAACAAAGAAGATCAGCAAGCGCATGAGCAAGTACACGGCAGGCTATCAGCCCGGACAGCTCCGCAGAACAAAATGATTTTTGACCTCCCTACCAGTCTGGAGGTTTCCGGCGTGGAGTATGCGATACGCACCGATTTTCGGGACGTGTTACGCATACTCCTCGCTTTTGATGACCCAAACCTCCCGGCGAATGAAAAAGAATATATCTGTCTTTTCCTCCTCTATGTCGATTTCGATAAAATCCCGCAGGAGGACTATTCGGCAGCATACAAGGCGGCGCTCCAGTTTATCGACCACGGCGTGGAAAAGGACGGTCACTCTCCCCGGACAATGGATTGGGAGCAGGACGCGAATTTGCTTTTTCCCGCTATCAACAGCGTCGCAGGGTATGAAGTACGATCCGTGGACTATCTGCATTGGTGGACGTTCACGGGCTTTTTTATGGAGATTAAGGACGGCGTTTTCGCATCCGTTCTCCAACTGCGAATGAAAAAAGCGAAGGGCAAAAAGCTCGAAAAGACAGAACGCGAATTTTGGCAGGCCAATCGAAAAATCTGTGTACTGCGTCCAAAGCTGACAAAGGAAGAGCAGGCCGAAAAAGACAGGCTTAATGCGCTGCTCAGTTAGGGAGTGATTGAATGCCCGGTCAAAACAGTGACGGCGCTATCAATATCGACACTCGCATTGATACCTCTGGCGTTGCGGTCGGTATCAAGAAAATGCACGAATTGGTGGACCGCTTTCATCGGACTGTGCGAAACGTCGGGCAGTCTATGCGGCAGTCCAGCACGGAGGCCGTCAACTCTATGCGCGAGGTGGATGCAGCGTACAGCCGCGCAACGGCAAACGCTACACAGACAGAGAAAGCGGTCAAGCAGGTCAACGCGCAGATCAGCAGGACCGAAAAGAAGATTGCCACGGCAGAGGCAAAACTCGCGGACTACCACTCCGCAATCAATGAAATCAAAGCGGGAACCGATAGGGACCTGCGAAACACGACAAAGGACGATCAAGCCGCCTATCTGCTTGAAGTCGAGGAGCAGATGATCGGGAATGTCAACGAACAGTACGCAACGCAGTTACAGGAGCTTGCCGCTCTGAAAAAGGAGCTTGCGGGCTATCAGGCGCAGCTTGCCGCAATCAGCGCGGCGACTGCGCCCGCGGGTGAATCTGGCGCCGCGCTGAAAGACGTGGGCGACGAGCTGGAGCATGATACCGAAAAGGCGGGGAAAGCAGCGGCGGCTATGTCTTTCCTCGGCAACGCATTCCGCTCTGTTGCAACGACCGCCGCGCGTGCTGCTATGCACGTCGCGCAAGTCACAGGACGGACGGCAATCAACGGCATCAAGAATCTTTGGCGGCACACAAAGAATGCCGCTCGGTCCTTCCTGACGCTTGGCAGGAACGCGAAGCGGACGAACATCGGCCTCGGCGCGTCGTTCAAGACGCTGCTGAAATACGGCCTCGGCATCCGTTCCATTTATGCGCTGTTCAACAAACTGCGTGCCGCGATTAAAGAGGGCTTTGGGAATCTGGCCCGGTATTCTGATTCTGTCAATCAGTGTATCTCGTCGGTTATGTCATCCCTGACGAAGCTCAAGAATCAGCTTGCCGCAACCTTTGCCCCGCTTGTCGAAGCGGGTGCGCCGGTGCTGAACACGCTCATTGAGGGGCTGACCGACGCAACCGCAAAGCTCGGTCAGCTTATCGCCGCGATGAGCGGAAACAAGACCTTTACAGAGGCAAAGGACGTTCAGGAGGATTACGCAAAATCCCTCGACAAGACCGGGAAAAGCGCAAAGGACGCAAAGCGGCAGCTTGCGGGCTTTGATGAGCTGGAAATCCTGAAAGACACGGACAGCGGCAAAACGGACCCGAAAGATATGTTTGAGGAGTCCGAAATCCCGGAGGAAATCGAAACGCTTGCCGATGAAATTACGGATGGGCTGGAATCGTCTGACCTGTCCGGTGTTGGTTCGGTGCTGGGCGAACGCATCAAGAAAGCGTTTGACGGCATCGACTGGAACGGCATCAAGGCGAAGGCGTGGGAGCTGGGTAAAAAGCTGGCTACACTTCTCAACGGCGTCCTCGAAACACCGGGGCTGTTTTACAGCGTCGGCAAAACAGTCGCGGAGGCTATCAACACAGCGTTTTCGTTCATCGACGGTTTTGCATGGAATTTCCATTGGGACAGCCTCGGTACGGCCATCATGGACACGCTTGAGGGTATCTGCGACAACCTCGACTGGACGCTTATTAATCACGCCTTGCAAGGTGTGGCCCGCGGCTTTGCGGAAACGCTCAATACCATCTTTGCGCGGCGCGGAACGTGGGAAAAGGTCGGTACGACGTTCGGAAACGCGCTCAATGCCGTCGTAAGCGCCGCCCTGACATTCCTCCGCGATGTGGATTTTCTGCAAGCGGGGGCGACCATCGCCGCAGGACTGAATGCGGCGGTCAAAACAATCAAGTGGAGCGACATTGGGGCGCTGCTGGCGGAGGGTGTCGGCTCGGCGCTGGAGTTCATTTACAGCGCCGTTTCGGAGTTTGATTGGGGCGCGTTCGCGTCCGGCATCGCCGCGGGGCTGAATACATTCTTTTCTAATCTTCTGGCGAAGATGGAAACACTGGATTGGGAACAGGTCGGCGTGTCGCTTGCGGATGGGGTGAATCATCTGCTACAAGAGGTCGATTGGTCTAATATCGCCCGGACGCTCGGCAAGGCATTGACTGGACTTCTGGATTTGCTGATTGGTTTCCTCGGTGAGCTGGATTGGTTCGCATTGGGTGACGCGATTGCAGACGCGATCCTCGGCATCCATTGGGATGAAATTCTTGTTAAGTTCGTCCAGCTCGGCGGGTATCTGATCGGCGGCCTGCTGCTGGGTATGTTTCGGGCTATCGCCCGCATCGGTCAATGGATCAAGGAGAATATCGTCGATCCTATTGTCAACTGGTTCAAAAAGCTGTTTGACATTAACTCGCCCTCAAAAGTCATGGCTGAAATCGGCGGGTATCTTATTGATGGGCTGCTGGAGGGTATGCTGTCCGGCGTGAAGAACATCGGTAAATGGCTGAAAAAGAATCTTGTCCAGCCGATCCAAAAGTTTTTCAAGGACCCCATCGGTACAATCAAGCTGGCGGTGGATGACACATGGACCGCTACACAACAGGTATGGGAGAGCGTAAAGGACTCCGAGGCGGTAAAGACGATTTCGGGCTTTGTCCTGAGTACGTTCGACCGGGCGAAGGCAGCATTTGATACGCTGACAAGCGGCTCCGTTGTAAAGACGGTTAGCGGCTTTCTTGATAAGACCTTTGACGCGGCAAAGGACACGTTCAATAACTTCCGGGACGGCGACGTGTTCAAGCATGTCAAAGGCGTTGTCGATAGCGCTTTTCATGTTGCGAAGAATACCTTTGACGCTTTCATCAACGGCGACGTGTTCAAGGTTGTCAAGGGCAAAATCGACGAAGCGTATACCTCGGTGAAGTCCACGTTTGACTCTTTCGTGGACGGCAGCGTGTTCAAGCACATCGGCGGCATCATCGAATCCACATACACCAATGCCCGCAACACCTTTGATGCTTTCATTGACGGTGACGTGTTCAAACACATCAAGGGCGTCGTGGAGAACGTGTTCAACACGACAAAGGCCGTCTTTGACGCTTTCGTGGACGGCAGCGTGTTCAAGCACATCAAGGGCGTCGTGGAGAACGTGTTCAACACGACAAAGGCTGTCTTTGATGCTTTCGTGGACGGTGACGTGTTCAAACACATCAAAGGAACGGTAGAGGCCGCGTTTAACACGGCAAAGGCGACATTTGACGCTTTCGTGAATAAGGATGTGTTCAAGACCGTCAAGGGCATCATCGACAACACCTTTACCACAGCGCGGCAGACCTTTAATGACCTGACCGACGCGCCCGTGTTCAAGACCATCAAGGCGGCAGTCGAAAAAGCGGGGACATGGGTAGCGGACGCATGGGAGGCCGCGCAGATGACCGCAAGCACGGTCACAAAGACCGTGCAAGGCGCTGTAACGAAGGCGTCCACATGGGTCAACGATGCGTGGACCGTCGTGCAGACCGGCACAAGCACGGTCACAAAGACCGTGCAGGGCGCGGTGCAGAAAGCCTATACATGGGTAGCGGATGCGTGGACAGCAATTCAGGCTGGCGACACGACAAAAACGGCGACGGTCAACGCCAAAGTGCAGAAAGACAGCTATTCAAACTCTGAGGCATGGAAACTCGCCACAGAAACAACCACGGTCAGCAGGAGAGTTGACGTGAAGGCGCAGAACGGCGGGTATTCGTCTGATCCTGCGTGGAAACTCGCCACAGAAACGGCGGGAATCAGTAGAGCAGTCAGTGTCAAGGCGCAGAACGGCGGATATTCGTCTGATCCTGCATGGAACCTCGCCACGGGAACAGGCGTAATCAGCCGGACAGTCCAGCTCACCCTCTCTTGGGTGAACAATGCTGTTCAATCTGTCAAGAACTGGCTCGGCATCAGGGAAAAGGGCGGCATCCTGACAGTCGGCGGGAACTGGCGCGACATTCCGCAGTTTGCCGCGGGCGGCATCATCCGCGACATTGCCGGGAAGGTGCAGGCATACGCGGGCGGCACGGCGCGGGCG